GAGCCTATAGGATTAGTTTGGTTAGGTGATCCTCATATTGATGATAACGGATGTGATTGGGTAACTCTTAGAAGAGACTTAGATATAATAAACTCTCATCCTAATATAAAGGGATGTTCTTTGGGTGATTTACAAAATAATTGGGTAGGTCGTCTCGGAAGGCTCTACGCCAACCAGGACACTTCTGCTGAAACTAGTTGGAAGCTCGTGGAATGGCTTGTAAAGGCAGGAGACTTTCTTTTATTAGTAGGGGGTAATCACGATCTTTGGTCAGGAGCAGGTGATCCTATTACATATATGAAATCAGAACATACAATATATGAGCCTTGGGATGCAAGAATATGTCTTGAGTTTCCTAACGGAAGGCAATGTAAAATTTATACGGCTCATGATATGCCAGGGCATTCACAATGGAATCCGCTTCATGCTCAGATGAAGAAAGCTAAATGGCAAAGTGATGCTGACTTATATATATCAGGACATAAACATAATTGGGCGTTAGCACAACATGAGTTATATGATGGAAAAATTCATTGGTTGGCTCGTGCTCGTGGTTATAAATTTTTTGATGATTACGCAAGAAATCTTGGATTAGATGAACAAAGAAATGGTCAAGCCATTATGCAGGTAATTGATCCTTTCGCAGAAGGCACTAGCTTTACACATTGTTTTTCTGATATAGAATATGGAAAAGAATTTCTTATGTTTCTTTTAGAGAAATATTCTGATAAAAAGGATAAGTAACATAAATTAAATAGGTATTAAATGACAACTTCAGGAACTTCGACATTCAATTTAGATATAGGGGAGATTTGCGAAGAAGCATTTGAGAGAGCAGGATTAGAGATGCGTACAGGTTACGATCTTAGAACTGCTAGACGATCTTTAAATTTACTTTGTTTGGAATGGCAAAATAGAGGAATTAACCTTTGGACAGTACAGAAAGGTGAAATTACTATTGTTGCAGGAACTGCTAAGTACAATATAGAAACAGATGCTGTAGCATTAATAGAACAGTTTATTAGAACAGACGAAGGCAGTACAACAGGTCAATCAGATATACCTTTAACAAGAATTAGTAATTCTACCTACTCAGGTATTCCAAATAAATTAACTACAGGAAGACCTATACAAGTATGGATTAACAGACAAAGAGAAAGACCTGAGGTTAATCTCTGGCCAGTTCCTGATTCAGCACAACCTTATAAATTAGTTTATTATTATTTAAGAAGAATTCAAGATATGGGAGATGTAGCAAGTTTAGATGCTGATGTTCCTGTTCGTTTTCTTCCTGCTTTAGTTGCAGGATTAGCACTGCACATTGCGATTAAAAGACCTGAATCAAAAGAAAGAGTTGTACTTTTAAAAGAATATTATGAAGAGCAATTTAGATTAGCTTCTGAAGAAGATAGAGTTAAAGCAACTGTTCAATTTGTTCCTTACAGTTATAGTTATGGTCAGTAAATGGTTAAGTACGCTAATGGAAAATATGCTTTTGGATTTTGTGACAGAACAGGATTTAGGTACGATTTAAAAGACTTGAGAAGAGAGTTTGTTGGTGGAAACCCAACAGGTTTTTTAGTGGGAAAAGATGTTTGGGATAAGGATGCGGCTCAAAACTTTCAAGGAAGATATACTTTCCAAGATGCACAAGCATTACCTTACGCAAGACCTGATCAAAATTTAGATCAAAGTAGAAGACTTTTTGCTTTTGATCCTGTTGGTAATGGCAATGGTGGAGGATCAGGAAATTTATTAATAAATACAGCAGTTGGTTCTGTAACAATAGTAACGAGTTAGATTATGTCATACACTTACACAACATTAACACAAGCAATTAAAGATTATGCAAATACAGATGAGACTACATTTAATAATAATATAAATAATTTTATAACAAGTGCAGAAGATAGAATACTTAGAACTTGTCAGTTACCTAATTTTAGAAAAAATGTAGAAGGTCAAATGTCAGCAGGTACACAGTATCTTTCTACCCCTTCTGATTTTTTAGCACCCTTTTCTTTATCTGTTACAAGCAATAGCAAGCAATCTTTTTTATTGTTAAAAGAAGTGGCTTTTTTAAGAGAGGCATATCCTAACGCTACTACTGAAGGAGAACCTAAATATTACGCATTATTTGATGATGATACATTTATGTTAGCTCCTACACCTACAAATGGGTATACAACTGAGTTACACTACTTTTATAATCCACCCTCAATTACAGAAGATGCAAGTGGAAAAACATGGCTAGGGACAAATGCACCTGAGTGCTTATTATATGGTGCTTTAGTCCAAGCAAATTTATTTTTAAAAGGTCAACCTGAAATGCAAGCAGAGTATGAAAAACAATATCAAGAAGCTCTTGCTAGACTAAGAAACGAATCGGCAGGTAAAGATATGCAAGACAGTTATAGATTTGGTCAACCAAGACAAATAGTTCAATAGGGAAAATAAATAATGTCAATTACAGTTAACTCAGAAATGTCTTTAGGTAATGTTATTGTAGACACAACAGAAAATTCAGGTCATCCTGTAGAGTATTGGGCAGAACAGGCAACACATAGAATAATTCAATATTCTAATAATGTTGATCCTGTGTTGCAACAACAAGCAAAAGAGTTTAAGAATATTATATATAATGTTATTCTTGATAATATGAAAAAAGCTATTCAATCTGACAGAACTACGTTAATATATACTTTAGAAAAAGAAGGTCACAAATGTGGCTCAGACATAATTAGGAGACTATAATGGCGATAACGCAAGCAATGACCACTTCATTTAAGCAACAGCTTCTAGAGGCTGGTCATAATTTTAAAACAAGTGGTGCAGGTGGTAATGCATTTAACATAGCTCTTTACACAAGTTCAGCTAGTTTAGATGCTTCTACAACAGCATACACAACATCTAATGAAGCTAGTGGAACAGGGTATACTGCTAAAGGAAATCTTTTAGTTAATGTTACACCAACAACAGGCGGTACAACTGCTTTTGTAGACTTTAATAACACTACATGGAGTAGCTCAACAATAACTGCAAGAGGTGCATTAATATTTAATGACACTAATGCAGATAGTTCTGTTGCTGTATTAGATTTTGGTTCTGATAAAAGCTCGACAAGTGGTGACTTTACAATTCAATTTCCAACACCTGACGCAACAAACGCTATAATTCGCATAGCTTAAATACCTTATTTAATTTGAGGTAAAAATTAAATGGATATGTAAATGGCTTTAATTGTTAAAGATAGAGTAAAGGTTTCAACCACTACCACTGGCACAGGAACAATTACTCTTGGATCAGCAGATGCTGGTTTTCAAACATTTTCAGTTATTGGTGATGGAAATAAGACATATTATGCAATAAAATCTGGTAATGATTTTGAAGTTGGTATTGGCACTTATACACATAGTGGAACAACTCTAAGCAGAGATACAGTTTTAGAAAGCTCTAATTCAGGAGCAAAAATAACATTAGCAGGTACATCAACAGTCTTTACAACTTATCCTGCTGAAAGAGCGGCATTTTTAGAAGATGTTAATCAAATTGATATGGTTGTTGGCTCAGGTTCAGATGCAATATCTGTTGGTAATGTTATAACTAGAGAAAGTAATGGTGAAACTAAAAAAGTTAAAAAAACAGCAACAACAACAAATTATAGTGTAAGTGCAGCAAATTATTTATCATCTACTATTAGTGGTACTTTAGCAGGTAGTCCTTCACCTCATACTTATGGCACACAATCAGCAATGTGTGCTAGTGATGATGGTAGGTTTGCTTTTGTATGGGCTAGAGGTTGGGCTAATTATGATTTACAAATAAAAACATTTATTCATACAGGAAGTGGTAGTTGGACAATAGGGTCAGACTTTAACCCATCAATAGGTCAAGCAGGTTCTAGTAAACCAACATTAAGATGTAGATTTGTTAAAAATTGTAATGAAGCTGCAGGTGGAACATTTTTTGTATTTTATCATTCAACAGCCTCTAATAGTTGGAATCAATATTGGAAATATTTTATGTTTACCATGACAAGTTCAGGTTCTTGTACAAAATTTGTAACTGTAGGTGGTACTTATAATGGTGAATTTGATGTTGGTAGAGTTGCCGCAGGAACATCAGGTTCACAGATATATGATGGTGATACTACAATTATTGATACTAGCACTGATGACCTTGTTAAGTTTTTAAGTGCAGGTATGTATGGCAACACAAGGTATCTTGGTGAGTGGTCTGTTGAATGGACAGGTAGTCAATATAATGCTGAATACATTGGAGGAACAACATCTACAAACAATAATTATAGAGCAAATGCAACAAGTGGTTATAGTAGATTTACAAGAATTGCTTATGACCATACTAACAATTTAGCTCTAATTATGTGCGTAAATTATAATAAAAAATTTACTTTAATAAAGGCTTCACCCAATAGTGGTAATGCTAATTGGACATTTGATTATGCTTCAGATGGTTATGGAAGTGAATTAACTAACAGTGGAACTGTTGACGCAGGCTACGAATATAGACAATACATAACTCAAGATGGTCATGGACAAGTATTCTTTTCTGTTGCAAATTATACTTCAGGTCAAAATACAAGGTTTCAAGTTGTTGCCTATGATTTAACAGAAACTAGTTATAGTTCAAGTGCATGGAATAGATTTATTTATACAAGTAGTAGTTCAGGAAATTTACAGGGTGCTATACCTATTCATTATGACCATTTAAATAGAAAATTATTTGTTACAAGTTTTGATGGAAGTAGCAACCCTTATGACAATCAAAATAATAATTTAAGAGTTTATAGTTTTTCAGGATTAACAGCTACTTTAGAAAGTAATCTTAGCACAAGTAGTTATGATGGTAATAGTGGTTCAAGATATTCATTTTATGGTTTTTGGGGAATGGTTGATACTGTTAGTTTATCTGCTCTTACAGATGCTAAAGCAGGAAGATGGTTGCAAATAGCACAAAGCAGTGCAACTGGTTTTACTAGCAGTAGTGTAAAAGTTAAATCAGGAACTTTACCACATTCAATTACCACAAACACTACAAATAAAGCATTATCATTTGGTTTTGCACAACAATCTGGTAGTGCAGGAAACACAATTTCAGTATTACCATTTGACAGTGAAGGCATTGAACAAAATCAAACATCTTT